ACCCAGCCGGAGCTTGATCAGTTGCTAGGCTTAACCAAGGCGCGCTTTGCGCAAAGCATATTGTTTGGCCAAGGCGCTAAGATGTTTCTGGATCTCTCGGTGCCAGAGCGGGGCGCATTGCTCGATGAGATCCTCGATCTCTCATTATGGGAGCGTTTGGCCAAGCATGCGGGCGACAAGGCAAAAGAGCATGAGCTTGAGCAGGTCGATGCGCGGCGCGACATAGCTTTTGTATCCGGAAAGCTGGAGGGCTTGGTTGATACCGATAAGCTGCAAGAGCAAGAAGATGCTTGGGCGGCAGGGTTACAAGCCGATCTCAGCCGCCTATGCGATGAGCTAGAGACTGAGCAAAACCATCTTGGTACCCTGCAAGCCGAGCTTACCGAGGTTAAGCCTCCTGCGCCTTTTGAGCATGCCGCGCTCCTCAAAAAAGAGCGCGAGCAGGTTAGCGATCTTGGGCAGCAGATGAAGGTTTGTGAGCATGAGATCAGGGAGGCGCAAAGGCTTGCTGAATTTTATCGCACTCATAACGATTGCCCGACCTGCAAGCAAAGCCTTTCAGATGATTTCATCAAAGCGCAATCCAATGAAATACTTGCGCAGATCGAGGCGCTGCAATCTCTGCATTCAGAACTCAATGATGAGCTAACGGTTGCCAGAGCGCTTGTGCAGCAATATGAAGCGCAGGAGAGCGCGCTTGTGCAGGCTAACCTAATGCATGCGAGGGCGCGGGCGCAGCAGGAGCAGGCGATCAAAGGGTCCGAGCGCAATATCGAAAATATGCTTGGCCAGATGGCGCGTATTGAGGCTCAGCTAGGCGCAAGCCCTTTTGCTAAGCAGATGGCAGAGCTTGCCGTAACAAAGGCTAATCTAGAGGCAGAGCTTGCCGCGCATAAAACGCGTGAAACCGATGCTGCCGCCGCGCATCGTCATATGGATTATTGGAGACAGGGCTTCAAGAAGGTTAAACTATTCATTATCAAGCGAGCGCTGGCCATGCTGGAGCTTGAGACCGCCGCCGCCGCCGCCGCCCTCGGCTTGCCGGGCTGGTCCATTAAATATGTGACGGAAGTTGAAACCAAGAGTGGATCGCTTAAATCGGGCGTGCAAATCCTTGTTTCCTCACCAACGGTGAGCGGTAATTGGTCTCTCTGGTCGGGAGGGGAGGGTCAGCGGATCCGGATTGCAATCAGCCGGGGTCTCTCCAATATGATCCAGCGCATGGCTGGCGTTGATTATCGCTTCGAGGTATGGGATGAGCCTACCAACTGGTTATCGCCGGAGGGTATAGCTGATCTCATGGAATGCTTGCATAATTATGCTGATCTTACAAACAAGGCGCTTTGGATCATCGATCATCGTGCGCTTGATGCAACTAGCTTTAATCTCGTATGGATTATGCGCAAGACCATTAACGGTTCTCAATTGGAGATTTTATAGATGTCATCAAAAACCAAGGAGTTAAAAATGTCTGAATGGTTGCGATCTGCCGTTAAAAATAGCTCAAGCTTTGCGAGCTTCTAGCACAAGCGCCGGTTCCTGTTGTGCCGAGCAATCCATGGCTCTGATTCTGAAGCCAGTTTTTACAGAGAGCTTGAGCTTTTCTTCTAACCTAAGGGGGCTATAATGGCGCAGGTGGATCCCTCAGTCATTTATTCGCAGATCGCCAATCTTGAAAAAATGTTAAAAAATCGAGAGCGCCGTAAACGGTTATATTAAGCTCCCGATAGCAATTATGAGGATGAAGATAATGCCAAAGATAACCGCCTACCGGTATCACGATATCTCATGCGGCCATCGAGTGGTGGGGCATGAAGGTAAATGCGTGCATCCCCACGGCCATAATTACCGTTTCCATTTTTATTGCGAGGCTGATGCGCTTGATGTGCTCGGTAGAGTTGTTGATTTTAGCGTGATAAAAGAAACGCTTTGCATGTGGCTTGAGCAAGCCTGGGATCATAAGATGCTTTTGTGGGAAAAGGATCCTACCTATGATGCGATGGTTGCGCTATATGGGGAAGGTATCACACGCATGCCTTTTAATCCTACAGCCGAAGCCCTGGCTAACTGCATGTTGAGCAGCATAGGCCCGGCGCTCTTGCAAGATAAAGGGGTATGGCTGATAAAAGTCGTATGCGATGAAACCCGCAAGTGCTCGGCAATAGCTGAGCTTTAGGGAGGATATCATGTTTGGGAAAAATGCGCTCGCTCACCCGAAGGATTATCAAGGTTTAGCAGCCGATGAGCTTCGGATCACCTCGATGTTTTTTACGCTCCAAGGCGAAGGTCCTTTTGCTGGCTACCCGGCGGTATTCATCCGCCTGACCGGCTGCCAATTGGCTTGCAGTTTTTGTGATACTTTTTTTACCGAGGGAGAGGTCTACAAATTTGATGCGATCTTTGAAAAAGTGCATCTCTTGCAGGATGCCTTTTACGCAGATCGCCGCTTACCTCAACGCAGCAATCGCGGCATTCTCTTGGTCATCACCGGCGGGGAGCCTTTGCTGCAAAAAAACCTCTCAGCTTTTTTGATAAGGGCTGCGGGGCGCGGCCATAAAATACAAATCGAGAGTAATGGGCTGGTATTTCAAGAAATACCAAAAACGCGGGTAACGCTTGTTATATCGCCTAAAGTTAACGAGCGCACCGGCGAGTATTTCCGCATCCAGCCGCACTTACTTATGCGCGCCGATTGCCTGAAATTTGTGGTCAATCAGGCCATGGATGGATACAATCATATTCCGGAATTCGCTCTGGAGCATTCCCAAAACTATGGGGTACCGATTTATATCTCGCCAATGGCTATTTACAACCATGAGCCCCGCAAGGCTGGGGGCTCTGCCGATCTTGAGACAAGGTCCGAGGTTGATGAGCGCGTGAGCTTTTGGACTCCGGGGCTTTTTAATGTTGAGGCAATGCAGCGTAATTATGAATATGCCGCTTTCTTGGCTATGAAGCATCAAGCGCGGCTTGGTATCCAGATGCACCTGTTTGCAAATCTGCCTTAACCAAAAGCCTAATAGGGTATAAGCCAAGCTATGATTAATAAGCTGGAGGGGTCGCTCGAAGAAAACGTGTTAACCATGCTCGCCTATAGCGAGATACATGCCTTTGAGCTTGCGCTGCAACTCGATGCTGAGATTTTTTCAACCAACGCCTATCGCATAATCGCAGAAAAGGCGTTGGCTCATATCGAGGTTTACGGCGAGCCGCCGCGCGGCCATCTTTATGATGCGCTTGAAGCCAAGCTGCGCCGGGGCGATGAGGGGATCCTACTAAAAAAGACGCTCGATGCAATGCGCGAGCTTGCAGCCGAGCTTCAGCCCGAATATGTGCTTAAAAACCTCAATCGATTTATTGAAAAGCGCAAGCTATCGATTGCGGTTGAAACGGCTGCCGATCATATCCAGGCCGATCAGCTAGAGGAGGCGCGGGAAGCTCTCAGCGATACCTACGAGAGCAAGCCTAGTAATCATGGTATCTGGCTGCATGATCCAAAAGCCATGCTCGGCTTTATGGTCAAGAAAGAAGAGGATGCCTTTCTTACCGGCATCGAGGAGCTTGATCGGAGGGGGATTGTGCCGGTTAGGGGGCGCTTCATGCTTTTTCTAGCACCCCCTAAAAAAGGCAAAAGCTGGTTTTTGATCAAGGTGGCGCGCGCCAATTTAGCGCAGCGTAAATCTGTATTGCATATAACGCTTGAAAACTCTGCTGATGAAACAAGCCAGCGCTATGTGCAATCGTTTTTCAGCTTGACCGAAACGGAAGAGGCCCCAGCCAAGATCCCCCGCTTTTTAAGATCGGAAACCTCTCGCATTGTGCGCGATATCAAAAATGAAATGCAGGATAAGCCCTTCGAGAATCTCAAGACAATTCCTAAAGCTCGGTTGATCAAAAAGCTTAAAGGCTTTCAAAATAGAGCGAGGCTTAGGATTGAAGCTTTTCCGAGCGGGGTGCTTACCATAGGCATGCTTAATAGCTTGCTCGATAAGCTGGAGCGGGTTGATAATTTCAAGCCGGAGGTGCTGATCATCGACGCCCCCTACCTGATGGAGATCGATCCTAAGAATTTGCGCATCTCGCTTGGTCAGCTATTTGTAAAGCTGAAAGGCTTATGCGCGCAAAGAAATCTGGCTCTGGTTGGAGTTGGCCAAGGTAGCAAAGAGGCGGCGCTCTCCAAGACAATGAATAGCACCATGATTGCTGAAGATTATAGCGCCATTGCAACGGTTGATTGCGTGCTCACCTATAGCTGCACCCTTGCCGAGCGCAAAAGCGGGCTTGCTCGATTGCTTGTAGCAGCCTGCCGATATGCAAAGGATGGCTTTATGGTGCTAATCAGCCAGCATTACCCAACAGGGCAATTCGCGCTTGATAGCACCTATTTCGGCGAGCATGTAGAAGGCGTTGCAGAGCGTTTGGTTAAGGAGCAGAAAGAAGAAGATCCTGATGCCGATAGCGCCTGAAGCCATCAAGGCGTTTTTAGCCTTAAAATTTGCGCCGTTACCGGACTTTAAGGCGATGAATGAGGCGCAATGCCTTAAAATGATCAAAGCGCTAACAGGCCGTGATTTTAAGGCTAAGACTTGGCCTAGGCTTTATCAGCTACAAGGCATAGCAGCGTCTCTGCACCAGCGTCAATTCTTACTCTATTATGATATGCAGCTTGGTAAGACTCTTTGCGCCTTGGCATGGGCGGAGCATCTTAAGCATTCGGGAATCTGGAGCGGTACCGGCATTATCATTGCGCATGCGCCTGTGGCGCTCGATGTCTGGGAGAGCCAAGCAAAGCAACATAGCGCCCTTAATCTGCGCGTGGCCCGCACCAATTTTGATGATTTTGTTAAAGCCATCGAAGATGAGGTTGATTTCATTGTGATGACCTGGAGCGGCTTGCAGGCGATCTTTACCGAGAAGCGGCCCAATCGAAAAAAAGTAATGACTCTTTATCCCAATAAAGAGCTTTTAGCGCTCGCGGCAGATTGCCTAAGCTGCTTTGTGATTGATGAAATACATAAGGCTAAAGATCCTTATGGTTTATGGTTTGAATTAGCTGATCTGATATCTAGCCAATGCTCTCTTCGCTTGGGCTTGACCGGCACCCCTCTTAACCGCAATGCCTTTGATATGTGGGCCCAGATCAAGCTGATCGACCGCGGCCAGCGCTTGGGTTGGAATTTTAATTTCTTCAAAGAAGCCTTTGGGGCTAAGTTTAAGAATTATGCTCGCGGCGGCATGATCGATGTAAAATTCGATGAAAGCAAAATGCCGATCTTGAGCCAGCGCGTAGCCTCTTGCTCGCTCAGCTATACGCGTGTTGAGGCTGGCGTTTTTGTAGATGTACAGGAAAGCGTTGTCAAGCTCCATATGCATGGCGAGCAGCTTGCCGCTTATGAAGCTTGCATAACGGAGGTAATCGAGATGGTTGATGGGGGCTTGAATGCCGATCACGAGATCACCAATTCCTTCAGCAAGCTCCGCCAGATATCGAGCGGCTGGGATCCCTTCCATGATAGCAAAGGTGCGCGGCGTAATGCCAAATTCAAACATTCCGCTAAGCTCGATTGGTTAGAAGAGTTTTTTGCCGAGCTTGCAGGCAAGCCCCAGATCATCATTTTTTGCGAGCATATCTATTGTAATGAGATCATAAGCGATCTGCTCACTAAAAAGAAGATCAGCCATGGCCGGGTTTATGGCCATACAACGCCCTCCCAAGATAAACAGACCATTGCTGATTTTCAGAGCGGCAAGTTGCAGGTATTTCTAGCCAATTCTCGATCGGGCGGCACCTCAATTACTCTTAACGCAGCCGACTATATGATTTTCTTTGAAAGCCCCATGAGCAGCATCGACAAGAAACAGGCTGCCGCAAGAGCTAATGCGGATCGGGGTAGCCGCACTCTTTGGACAATTGATCTTTGCTGCTCGCCAACAGAGCGCAAGATCCTGCAATTCATCGAGGAGGGCAAGGATCTAGAGCATGCGCTGAAGACCGCCAAAGATCGCAAGAGTCTTTTCAAAGGATTGTCGATCCATGCTTGATGATCTATTTTACGAGATGGTTGGGAGCAGCATGAATCTCTTGGTGCCATGGTATTTAATGGCCAGCTTTATGTATTACCAGATGGATGATCCCATTTTAACCGATGGCTGCTTTGATGAGATATGCGAGGGGCTGAAGCTTTTCTGGGTTGAAATAACGCATCCCCACCG